CAGGTCATCATCAAGGTCGCGCTGATTGCAGCTGCAATCGGGCCGCTTCTGGTGGTCATCGGCAAGGTCATCTCGGCGGTCGGTACCATCACCTCCGTCATCGGTACCCTTACTCCGGTGTTCGGGGCCTTGAACGCGGTCATGCTGGCAAACCCGATCATCCTGATTATTGCGGCAATCGCTGCGCTGGTCGCGGCATTCATTTATCTTTGGAATAACTGCGACGGCTTCCGGCAGTTCTGGATCGACCTCTGGGAAGGCATCAAACAGACTGTCATTACCGTGTTCACGGCAATCAAGGATTTCTTTGTTGCCACATGGCAGGCAATCCAGACGGTATTTACGACCGTCGTCACAGCCATCGGCACCTTCCTGACGACCGCATGGAATACGATCAAGACCACGGTTGAAACTGTCATGACGGCCATCCAGACGGTAATCTCTACAATCTGGAACGGAATCAAGGCTTTCTTTGAAACCATCTTTACCGCGATCCAGCTCGTCGTGACGACCTATTTTGAAATTTATAAGACAATCATTACAACCGTTCTGACGGCAATCAGTGTCGTCGTCACTACGATCTGGAACGCAATAAAAGCAGTCGTAACCACAGTGGTCAGCGCGATTCAGACATTTATTACAACGGCATGGAATACCATCCAGACGGTTACCAGCACGGTTTTCAATGCAATCCGTACAGTTTTCACCACCGTTTGGAACGGCATCAAGAGTGTGGTCATGGGCGTGGTGAATGCCATGCAGACCGGCATCTCCACAGCCTTCAACGCAATCCACAACACGATCTCCGGAATTCTGAACGGCATTAAGGATGTGTTCAGCAGCGTGTTCAACGGCATCTGGAGCTTTGTATCCGGAATTGTAGATAAGCTCAAGGGCATCTTCAATTTCAACTGGGAGCTGCCGAAGATCAAGCTGCCGCACTTCTCCATTTCCGGCAGCTTTTCGCTCGACCCGCCGTCCATCCCGCATTTCTCTGTGGACTGGTATAAGAAGGCAATGGGAAACGGCATGATTCTGGATTCACCGACCATCTTTGGGATGAGCGGAAACAGCCTGCTTGCCGGAGGCGAGGCCGGTGCGGAAGCCGTCGTCGGCGTTTCGTCCCTGCAGGCCATGATCCAGAATGCCGTAGCAAGCCAGACCGGCACGATGGTAAACGCGCTCTCTGCGGCTCTTGAAAATGTGGGCGGCGGAGGTGACATCAGTATTCCGGTCTACCTTGGCGGGACCCTGCTGGACGAAGTCGTGGTTAACGCGCAGACAAGGCAGAACCTGCGGTCGGGAGGCAGATAACATGGCATTCATTCAATACCTGAACTTTGACGGCACAGATATTCCGCTTCCGGAAAGCTACGATGTGGAAGTTTCGGACGTCGTGTCGGACGCGGGCGGCGAAACAGAAGCCGGGACTACACAGCGCGATGTGATTCGCTCCGGCGTAGTCAACATCCCGGTTTCCTTCAACGTTTCTCCGGCATGGCTAAAGAAGCTCTCTGAATACCGGAAGGAAGCAAAAATCAAAGTGAAGTTTTTCAACCCATACACCCTCGAAGCCGAGGAGCGGGATATGTATATCGACGGCTTCAAGACCAGCCTTGTGAAGGACACGTCCTATAAGGGACTGTGGAAAGTTTCATTTACGCTGAAAGAATTCTGACGGGAGGTGTTTTCCATGTATGCGGTAAGCGATGCGTATAAAAAAGCCATACAGGATAACACCCGCAGCTACTACTGGACCGGGAAGATCACGCTCGCGGACGGCACGGGATATCCTTTTGAAAATAAGGACATCGTGAAGGGCTCCGGCTACGTTACACGGCAGTGCTGCGGCAGCAACGAGATCGAACTTGGTACCGTCTACGCGGCGGAACTGGGCATCACGCTGCTCACCGACATCGACCGTTACAGCCTGAATGGAGCTACCATCGCACTTTCTTTCCATTTGGACATTGGGAACGGTGTCTATGAAGAAGTGCCGATGGGCATTTTTGAAATCTCCGAGGCGAACCGGACGATTAAATGCCTGGAAATCAAAGCCTATGATTACATGCTCCGCTTCGACGCCGATTTCGATGAAAAGGTCACCAACGGCGTGGCGTATGATCTGCTTCTGCTCGCCTGTGAAGCCTGCAAGGTGGAACTGGCCAATACGAAAGAGGAGCTTGCCGCCATGCCGAACGGCTCGTATGTACTGGGTGTCTACACGGAAAACGACATTGAGTCCTGGCGTGACCTGATTTTCTACATTGCGCAGGTACTCGGCTGTTTTGCCCAGATTGACCGCACCGGCAAGCTGAAGCTCACGAAATACGGAAACACCCCTGTGGCGGATATACCCGACACACAGCGGTTCTCCAGCAGCTTTTCGGATTTTATCACCCGGTACACGGCCGTCTCCTCTACGAACGTCCGCACCAAGACGGCGGAATACTACGCGCTCGACCCAGATGACGCCCTGACCATGAATCTGGGCACAAACCCCTTATTGCAGTTTGGCCTTGCGGAAACCCGAAAGACACTCCTCACCAATATTTTGAACGACATCGCCGTAATCCGCTATGTGCCGTTTGATTCAACAACCATCGGCAATCCGGCATTCGACCCCGGAGACGTGATCACCTTCTCCGGGGGGCAGGCCGATGCAAAACAGATCACCGCTGTCACAAGTATTACCATTAAGGTCAACGGGAAGCACAGTCTGAAATGTGTCGGCAAAAATCCGCGCCTCGCGCAGGCCAAGAGCAAAAATGACAAGAATATCACCGGCCTTGTGAACCAGATCGAAGCCGGAAAGATCGTCGTTCATTCCTACCTGAATGCTTCGCCCTACACGATAGGCTCCACAGATACGGAGATTGTAAGCATCGAGTTTGCCTCCAATGAGGATACCGACGCGCAGTTTTTCGCGTCCATTCTGCTGGAGGTCAAAGCGGATACGGTTGAAAAGACCGGTCAGGCAACTGGCACTATCACAATCCCGGCATCAACTTCAGGTGGTACAGCGACCACACAGGATGAAAGCTTCACGCTCTCTTGGCAGGACGACGGCGACGCGGTGATTCAAGTCACCTACATCATCAACGACAATGTACTCACAACCTACTACCCGATAGAAACCTGGAAATCCGGCAAGCACATTCTGAATCTCTATTATCCACTCTCCGGGCTTACGGCCAACACCTACAACACCTTCCGGGTCTGGCTGAAAATGACCGGCGGTTCCGCTTCGGTCGGGCGTGCACAGGCTATCGCCACCATCAGCGGTCAGGGACTTTCCGCAAACAAGGTCTGGGATGGCCGTTTGGAATTCTCCGACACGGCGGCGCTGGTGCGCTTCAGCGGCTTGAAATCTGTCGGCTATACGGCGGCGGTGAGCACGGAGTTGATAACTCCGACACCAGCCGCCTTCCTTGACAGCCTGCCGCTGTTCCGCGCGGGCGGCCTTTCCATCAGCGGCCTTTACAGATACGGCAAAGGTCGATCCGGTCGTCGTGACCGAAACCATCAACGTGGCGGACAAGAGGAAAATGGCTTACTCCGAAGTTTATGTGAAAGTCACGGACAAGTTCGAACTGCAGACGGCCTATGCGTATAAGAGCACGGAAGGCACAATTGATGAGGGCCGCATGTGCAGGCTGACCGTGAACACGGAGCAGTTTGCCAGCTGTCACCGGACTGGAGGTAAGAATGGCTGATTATAACGGAATGGAGGCTCTTCTTGCCTCCACAGAAAACCTGACACAGCTTTTGAATAACGTCGGACACGACGACGATACGCTGACTTTCAACGGCGTGGACTGGTTCAAGTTCAACGGTACAGTCGCTCAGAGCATTTATGTCAGCGGCAATAGCTGGTTCGGGTTTGGCACAAGCGCCGAGCAGCTGCAGGTTTGCCGGCGAGACGCGAAGCTCTGGAACTTCTGGCGCGAGGAAGGCACCCTATACAACTACTATAAGTTCCTGCGGCTGAAATGGGACGGCTATTCCCATACAACTCGACCTCTGACAGTGTCCATCTGACCTATGAGGTGTATCTGTTCAGCACAGGAGATATCTTTCTGAATGTGCTCCGTATGCCGGCTGATTCCAGCTATTTGGGTACAAACCAGTTAATTTGCACGGGCGGTACAAAAGCATTCACAGTGACCGCCGGGCAAACACTGCAGGAAACCTTCACGCATGCGAACGACAGCGGTGACGGGATTTTACCGCCGCAGCCGGTCTGATCAATATTCAAGCGCCCTATGACAGGAAGTACCTGATTGCCGACAAGGACGGAAAAATCTATACGGTTGTCACGACAGCATGGTGTTTTGTCCCTTTCGGAAATTGAAAATCCGGGAGAAATCAGCAAGGCAACTCTTTGAAGACCACGGCGTGGACGAACGGCCGCCCGGCTCAGTCTGCTGCTTCCGCTTACAAATCCGGTCTGCTTTTCTGGCAGGATTCGCAGGACCCGCTTCCGGTGCTGGAAGCGGATGTGACGGCGATGCCGTTTCACAGACGGTACTCACAGAGAATGTGGATATGACGGATTCCACCATTCTCGGCATTGAGAAAGTAACCGCCGATTCCGATGACAATACGCTGTTTGCTGTTTCCTTCGATGGCGGCACGACATGGTGGAACTATGTGGACAATGCCTGGGCGGTCCTTTCCGACGAGCAGTCGGGCATGACCAAAGCCGCTCTCGCGGATATCGGCACAGACGCATGGGCATTAAAAGCTACCACCGGTCATTACATGTTCCGCTTTTCTTTTCGAAGGAAGCTACGTGAACAGCATCGTCGTCGATTACCTGAATTAGGAGGTCTGAGGAATGAAGCTAAAAGGTAGTACAAAAATAGAACTGACCGATGTGCATACCGGGAAGAAGGAAATCTACCGAGACACGAACATGGTCACAAAGGCTGTCTCGCAGGTATTCGGCAACCAATATTGAAGGGATGCTTTTCTGTGTCGCGGGCAGCAGTACGGTAAGCTGGAGCGATTATTTCCTGCCCATCTGTCCGAATACCATCGGCGGATCCTCCTTTTTCAGGATGCCATCACGGAGGATGAAAACACGATCTACGCGCCGTCCTCCAACCAGTGTATCGGTTACGCATCCAACGATGTCAACGCCACGGCAAATGTGCTGCGCGGCAGTTTAAACCTGACAGAGTCCAAAACAACGGACAAAGGCTATAAATTTGTCTGGGACTTCACCACCAGCCAGGGCAACGGCACTATTTCGGCGGTCTGTCTCACGCACAAATAGGCGGCGTCGGATACTTTGGCGATACCTTTGACGCGGAAAACGCCTGCTGCGTATGAAAGCCCAAGCATTCGTATCGATGGCATTATGAACCGGTATGTGGACTGTGTTGAGGTCAATTTTGAAGGCAACTATTTCATCAGCATCTCCATGGACACTTCAAACGCGATTCTGATCAACAAAGTTCGGAAATGCTTCTGCAAGATCGGCCTGAATTTTCCGCTGAAGGAGCTGGGCGATGAACTTCTGGAGACACACACATCAATCCCACCGTATTCATTAACAGCTATGCTTCAAGTAACTACGGCTACTATGATTTTCACGATGGTGAGGACGGTTACTGGTACGGCTTCATGGGCAGAGCAATTCATCCGGCAACGCGACGGTAAAGTGGATCAAAATCAGCAAGGCCGATTTTACCTTTACCGAGGGCACGTGGACGCTTAACGATGCGCAGATCTACCAGCTTGGCTACCGCAGCGGTTATGGTGGCCAGCCATACCGAATGTCCAGTCGGTTATGCGAGGCGGTTATCTTTATGCGATGAAGTACGACCGCAAAGGAATGTATAAGGTGAACGCCAATAACGTGGCCGATATAACCTGGATGCCATTTGGCTTTACCTCGAACTTCAGCGGCGGCTATTATGGCTACGTTCAGATTTTTAAACTAGGCGACCGTATTCTTGGTTCCGATTTCAACATCTGCTCCGACGATACCATAATCGGCACGAAGAATTATACCGAGACTACAACTATGTCTGTACGCCATTCTTCCGATACGGCCCGTATGCGATCAGCTTTGGCAGATATAATTACAGCGGCATGACCGTCTATAAAACGCTGTGGCTCGTCACGCCGTATCTCGCAAGCATCAACAATCTGTCGACCTCCGTGATCAAGACGGCGGACAAGACGATGAAAATCACCTATACGGTGGAAGAAGCATAACAATCTGTATGATGGAAGGCGGCTTCCTGCACGGGAGGCTGCCTTTTTCATGCAAAAAATCAAAGGAGGAATTTCTCATGAAAGAATTCTGGAACACGTTCAAGCTTGTTTTCGCCGCTGTCGGCGGCTGGCTTGGCTGGTTTCTGGGCGGGTGTGACGGCCTGCTCTATGCGCTGCTTGCTTTGTGGTCTGCGACTACATCACCGGCGTCATGTGCGCAATGCGACAAGAAGCTCTCCAGCGCGGTCGGCTTTCGGGCATCTGCCGCAAGGTGCTGATCTTCATTCTGGTCGGCATCGCAAACGTCATCGACATCGCATGTGATCGGCACCGGCTCGGTGTCCTGCGGACGGCGGTCATCTTCTTCTACATCTCGAATGAGGGTCTGTCCCTGATTGAGAACGCTGCCCATCTTGGCCTGCCCATTCCGGGAAAGCTGAAGGCCGTACTGGAGCAGCTGCATGACCGGTCCGCAAACGTTACTGCTACTGGTGCGCCCAGTGGGCCGATGCCTGCAGCTATGAAGACTCCTGCGGAATCTGGCAGCACAGCTCCAATGGCTCCGTTCCCGGCATCAATGGCCGCGTGGATATGGACTGGTCGTATCAGGACTTCCCATCAGTCATCATTGGCAAAGGATTTAATGGGTATCCTCGGACAGGAAGCGAAACTCCTGTGCCAGCAGTAACTATCCCTGTATCTTCCCAGCGCGACCGTGTTCTTGCGCAGGCCAGAGCCTGGATTGGAAGGAATGAATCTGACGGCAGCCACAAAGAAATCATTGATGTCTACAATAACCATAAGCCTCTCGCCAGAGGCTATGCAGTCCAATACACGGATGCCTGGTGTGCCACCTTTGTTTCTGCTGTTTCTATTCAATGCGGAACAACTTCTATCATCCCGACTGAATGCGGATGCGGGCAAATGCTTATCCTGTTTATGGTGCTCGGCGAATGGGTCGAGGATGACAACTACGTCCCAGATCCCGGCGATGTAATCTTTTATGACTGGCAGGACTCCGGGAGTGGCGATAATGAAGGATGGCCGGATCATGTCGGTATCGTGGAAAGCGTATCCGGCAGTGATATCACCGTTATCGAAGGCAATAAAAACGATGCGGTCGGTAGACGCACTCTGCAGGTCGGTGGCAAGTACATCCGAGGCTACGGCGTTCCAAAGTATGCTATAGATTCAAGCGAGACGCCTCAAGTAGCAGCAAAAACTGTTGATGAATTGGCGCAAGAAGTGATCGATGGGAAGTGGGGCAACGGAGATGATCGGAAGAATCGTCTCACGGCTGAGGGTTACGACTATTCAATGGTTCAGGCAAAGGTCAATGAAATACTGGAACCGAAGGCAATCTACTATACGGTAAAGCGTGGAGATACGTTATCGGCAATCGCAGGTAGGTACGGAACGACAGTATCTTCTATTCAAAGGCTCAACGCTACGTTAATCAAGGATGTCAATCTTATCCTGGTTGGCTGGGAAATTAGAGTGAAATAATCAGAACGGCTCATGGGAGAAATCCTGTGGGCCGTCTTTTTTTTGCTTTTTTGAAAGTTTCAAAAAAGCCGGAAAAACATCTCCGGAACCTCCTTAGGAAGTTAGAGGAAACAGCTCAATAGTAAGGAGGCTCATGCGATGAATACTGATATAGATCAGGTCCATAACGTAAAAAAGGTAACTGCAGATTCTCTTCCAAAGATTAATCCAAGGTGTATGACGAAGGAAGCAATGCAGGAAGATTTTGACTATATGATGGCGCAAAAAATGACACAGGCACTTTTGGAGAATGGTCTGATTACCAATGACGAATTCGACAAAATCACTGCAAAAAACAAAGAGAGATTTTCTCCCTTTATGGCCGAATTAATGCACTAAATGACTTGCTATGTGTCTTGTTCAGAGCGAATATGTCACTACCTTGGAAGGGAGGTGAGTTGATGCCAAGGATAACAAAAATCGATGGCGGGCAGCCGCAGGAGCTTAAAAAGAAAATCCGTGTTGCTGCTTACGCAAGGGTGTCTACGAACAGTGAAGAACAGCTTGTTAGTCTTGCTGCGCAAAAGGACCATTACGAATCCTACATCAAAAAGAATCATGAATGGGAGTATGCAGGGCTCTATTACGATGAGGGTATCACGGGTACAAAGAAAGAAAAGCGAGACGGCCTTCTTAAGATGCTTGCGGCCTGTGAGGCTAAAAAGATTGACCTGGTGATTACTAAGTCGATTTCAAGACTGGCCCGAAATACGACGGATTGTCTGGAAATTGTCCGGAAACTCTTAGGACTTGGAATTTTCATTTACTTCGAGAAGGAAGATTTGAACACCGGTAGCATGGAAAGTGAGTTGATGCTGACGATCCTTAGCGGCCTGGCTGAAAGTGAATCGGTTTCCATTTCTGAAAATGAAAAATGGAGTGTAAAACAGAGATTTCTAAATGGAAACTTCGTGATTGGATTTCCACCTTACGGTTACAGAAATATTGAAGGGAAGATGGTCATTGTCCCGGAAGAAGCAGAGATTGTAAAAGAAATCTATGCGGCATCCCTTTCCGGAATCGGGACTTACTTGATTGCGAAGAAACTGAATGCAAGAGGAGAGCGGACGAGGAAGAACGGCCAATGGACCGCATCAACTGTGAAGGGAATCTTGACAAACGAGAAGTACACCGGTGATGTCATTTTTCAGAAGACCTATACGGACAGCAATTTCAACCGACACATTAATAACGGCGAGTGCGACCAGTATCTGGCACAAAACCATCACGAGGCAATCATAAGTCATGAAGACTTTGAACGTACAGCCCAGGTCCTTGCCCAGCGTGGTAGGGAGAAAAACAATACCGGAGAAGCCGGGAAGTATCAGAAACGCTATGCTTTTTCTGGAAAGATTAAGTGTGGAAACTGTGGTTCAACCTTTAAACGGAGGCAGCATTATAAGCCATCCGGCAATTATATTGCCTGGTCCTGCAGCAAACATCTGACGGATAAGAAGGCATGCGGGATGATGTACATTGAGCAAAGCGAGATTGAAGAAGCGTTTGTTACCCTGATGAATAAGCTGCTTTTTTCACAGAAGCAACTATTGAAGCCTTTTGTAGAGGCATTGCGCGGGGCTAACGGAAAAGCAAACATTCAACGTGTGCAGGAGCTTGAACAGCGATTGGAGAAAAACAAGGAACAAGAGAAAGTGCTGGCTAACCTGATGACCAGCGGTTATCTGGATACGGCGCTCATTACCAGAATTCGAAATGAAATTCAGACGGAATATGATTTCATACAAAGTGAAAAATCTGCAATTGCTGAACGCATTCATGGGTCACTGGCCCACGTAAAGGAAGCACAGCAGCTTCTTCGATTTGCTGAAAAGGCCGACGAACTGGTAACGTTCGAGGATTCGATTTTTCTGGATTATGTGAATGAGATCCGGGTCCTATCCAGAAATGAAATAGAATTTCGATTGAAGTGCGGCCTGAAAATAAAGGAAAGGCTGGTGAGAAAATGAGACAAGTGTTATTAGGCTACCGAATTGAAAATGGTGAAGCAAAAATCGACGAGGCTGGTGCTACAAAGGTCAAGTCCTTGTTTGAAGCCTACAATAACGGCGTTGCCTTAAATGAGGCTGCAAAGAGGGCCGGACTTACCGGGTATCACTCCAGTATCGGACGTATTCTGAAGAATAAACGGTATCTGGGAGATGATTACTACCCGGCGATCATAGATGGGGAAACCTTTGAAAAGGCACAGCAGCTTCGCATGAAAAAAGCAAAAAGCCTGGGACGCATTCGTGAATACACAGAGGGCGCTTCGGAGCCTACAAAAAAGAAAACAAGTACATTCAAGCTGGGTAAGGTCACACGAAAATTTAAGGATCCCTACGAACAAGCAGCATATGCTTATAGCTTGATAGAAATGGAGGAAGCAGATGGAGAGTAA